CCAGATTACGACGGGCAAACCCAATTCTTATCTCTGTGCCACTATCAACTCCGATCTAGATCATGCGATTGGTAGTGTTGCCAGACTTTCAACGACAAATTTGATGTTACCTACTGTGGCTAGTTGGTTAGGGAGAGACGAACGAAAGGAGGCCGTAGTGTTAACGGAATTCCATCGCACGGGCAATACTAAAAAGTTACCCGTAGTCTTCCCCGTAGAACAAGGAGTTAGAGCCTATCAATATGAACCAAGGAATTTTGACTGTGAAGCTAAACCTAAGATTGAGGCTTTCATGGCGCCATTGGTCCACGCTGCCTTCGCTCCCGTGATAAACGCGGCAAGTGAAAGACAGTGTGTTGAAGGCCGTATAAACAAACTCCGTAAAATTGAACCCAAGCCCGACAACTTCAGAGATGCATGCATGCAGGAGTTCTCAATCCTCCTGCTGGGAGGTATCATTTTAGAACCTTTTGATTATGATACTATCGACTTAGCGCAGAAACGTCCAAGCCAGAAACAATCGTTACACAAAGCATCTCTCAGCGGACCTCATGTATTACGCCGCTTGAAGTGCTTTCTCAAGGCAGAGGCATATGAAGGACTTAAAGATCCACGGAATATTAGTACGTATAACGATCTCGACAAACTATCCATGTCCCAATTCGCCCTCGCCTTGTCTGACCACTGTAAACAATTCAACTGGTACGCGCCCGGTAAGACGCCCTTGGAGATTGCTACCCGAGTAGCTGAAATTTGCACTAATGCTAAACAATTCGTTAATATTTCAGACTATCATCGTATGGATGGCACAATCTCCTATGCGCTACGTCAACTGGACCGAGTGGTAATGATGTCTGCATTCCAGAACCACCCGGACGTTTTGAACGAACTTTTACACCGCAATGTCGACAATAAAGGACAATTACCCCAAGGCACCTCTTTTGACCAAGGATCATCCCATGGATCCGGCTGCCCCGCTACCTCTGTCTTCCAAACATCTAGAGCCGCATTCACCGCCTATCTTGGGTTCAGACACACCGTCAACCCGCAGACAGGAAAGACTTACAGCCCACGCCAGGCTTTCGACGCGTTGGGCATGCACCTCGGTGATGATGGTCTCGATGCTGACCTCCCCATTGCTAGCCATACTTGGGCCGCAACTAAAGTCGGTCTTGTTATCGAAGCAAGTACTGTTCCAGTCGGCCAAAGAGGAGTCACATTTTTGGCTCGCTATTATTCACCAACAGTATGGTATGGCGATGTTAACAGTATGTGTGACGTCAGGAGACAACTCTCCAAGTTCCACACAACGGTACGCATGCCAACTGGTGTCCCTGCTAAGGACAAACTTATCGAAAAGAGCATGGCTTACGTCGCAACAGACTCCAACACGCCTGTTATTGGCACTCTCTGCCGTAAAGTGTTATCAACAACTGATTACCGACCTGCCCGTAAATATGGGGTCGGAAATTGGTGGTCACACTTTGAACATCCTGTACAATACCCCAATCAAAATGATTCAGGGTGGATGGACCATGAGTTCCGCGTGCAGTTCCCAGAATTCGACAGATCTTTATTTGACTGTTGGATATCTAGCTCAACTGAACTCACGCAGTTACTTAAAGCACCATTGTGTGCAGAACCTCAACGTCCCAAAGCATCCGTCGTCGACGTTGTCGTTGATGGGGAATGTATTCATGCACCTCCGGCAACAATTGAATTGCCAGTCCGTGAAACAACAATCCCAGAAACAACACAACAGAACGAGGAGCCAGATGTTCAAACAAAACCACCAACCAGTAAAACTTCAGGAAGAACCAAGATACCACATGCCG